AACACACTCAATGTGGGTGTAGGTAGTAAGTACCTAGAGGACCTTAAATTCATGCCCGGTTCGGGTCATGTGTACTACTATTTGTTTAATTGGCACTTAAGTGAATCAATTGAAACAGAAAGTATATCCCTCATTTTACCATAATGAGGACTGGTGGTACAGGTGGTGCGAACACGAATGCAAGTGGAAAACCTTTCGAGGAATGTTTTCGTCCATTGGGGACTCATGTGATTGGGGGCAAAGTCTTTGAGTACATTGACCAAGACAAATTTGTTGAGCACATGAGGGACCTAAAAGATCCACAGTGGACACACAAAAAGAAACCCGACGGTGCACTCATTAGTGAAGACAGAAAAACTGTATTTATCATTGAATGTAAACATCAAATTGTCGCGGGTTCGGTGGATGAAAAGATTCGTTGTGGACCATGCCTTTTGGAAGAGTATAAACATCTTTATCCCACGGTTGATAATATCTATATGATGTTCATCGTAAATGAATGGTGGTTCTCACAAAAAAAATACGAAGTTGCTATTGAATTTAACAAAAAACATGGGATACCAGTATTTTTTGCGAAACAGAAAATTGAGTCTGCGTGGAGAGTGCATGTTCAAAAATCAACAAACAAGTGGACTTTTTATCCAGCCTTTTACGTTGTCGATGAAGAAGAAGTTTTTAATTGGATGACGAGACAAGTACTTCAGTCGTCCTAGATTCTGGGTTCTTACTATTGATGGCTCTACGTGCTTCCAGTTCCTTAATTTTGTAATCTGAAAATGTGTTCACAACTAAATCAACCTTTGCGTTGCTCATCACAAAGTCTACACCAGATTTCTTGGTGAGTTCGAAAAGTTCCTCGTGATCCTTCAACCCAAACCCATCTTTGGTGTAGCCCACGAAGGATGTTTTCGTCTCAGGTGCGTAAGGTGGATCCAGGTAGGTGAAGTCCCCACGCCCCATATTTTCAAAAGCCTCTCTAAAATCACACTGTCTAAATTCAACATCCTTGATGAGTTCACTCACTTCGGTCAGCTCCTCTAGGGTAATTTGGGTGGGTGTGGTTTTATAATGACCGTAGGGTACGTTGAATCCATTTGGTCCCTCCCTGTACACACCCCTAAAGCACATCTTGTTGAGGAATATAAACATCGCTGAACGTTGGGGTGTCTCCACCCTTTCTGTATTGAATCTCTGTCTCACCCAGTAGTAGTAATTCTCCTTGGATTCTTTGGCTTCCTCTAGGGTTTGGGGTTTTCTATTCACCACCACCCCCGAGCAACTTTCATATTCTTCATACAACTTCGTGAGGTGGGTGTGGACCTCTATGGGGGTGGATTGGATATTCTTGTACAATGCGATAAGTGACCCATTTAGATCGTATGCAAATACTTTACCGTGGACGAGACCCCTCGAAAGTACAGATAGCAGAACACTCCCACCACCCACAAAGACTTCATGATAGTTTGTAATATTTGAAGGAAATAAACCTAAGACGTCCTCGATAATTTGAGTTTTACCACCAACCCATTTAATAAACGGTTTCATATACTATTTTCAAATTAAAGTTTTAAGCCGTTAATTGAATATGGAAGAGATTCGTCGGAACCACAATGATGCCAAGAGGTCCCTGATACAGTCTGTCGCTCAGAAGGGGCAGTGTATTCTGGACGTGGGGTGTGGTTTTGGTGGTGATCTTCAAAAATGGCACAAGTGTGGGGTCAATATAAACATGTGTGACCCAGAGCCATCGGCCCTAGTGGAGGCTAGGTCCCGTGCGAAAAACATGCACCTACGGGTGAACTTCTACGAGGGTGACATACACCAGTGCCCAAATCGTAAGTTCGATGTGGTGTGTTTCAACTTTTCTTTACATTACATCTATAAGACTAGGGACTTCTTCTTTAGTTCTCTGCGGGAAATTAAGAAGCGAATAAAACCAGGTGGAAAATTGATAGGTATCATCCCGGACTCTGAGAAGATTGTGTTTAGGACACCTTACCAGGATGGGGATGGAAACTACTTTCTAACACGTGGTCTATATGGCGACTATGGTGAGAAGATGTTTGTACATTTGGTGGATACCCCATACTATGCGGATGGACCAAAGCCGGAGCCTATATGCTACAAGGACCGCCTTGTCACGAGTTTAGAGGAGATGGGATTTAGACTAGAACTTTGGGAGGGTTTGGAGGGAAACCCAATCTCAGAATTCTATAGTAAATTTATATTTGTATATAAGAGATGATAGCGTTTATCGTATTGATATTCATCAACCTTCTAATACTCCAGAAGACACGTGAACCTCGGGAGTTTAAGGAGGTCAAGGAGAAATATCGTATTCTCAGGGAGCACCTTGAAGATACCAACAATGAAAAGTTCCACATGTTGGTGCGTCATGTCCCAGTCACAGGATATACACGTATGAAGGATACGGTGGGCTACAATACAAACAAGGGTGGTGAGATTGTGGTGTGCCTCAAGGGAAATTCCAATGAGATTTTCCATGTACTCATCCATGAGTTGGCTCACTGTACGGTCAGGGAATATTCCCACTCTCCAGAATTTTGGGAGAACTACACAGAACTTAGGGACATGTGTGTAGAGTTGGGTATATACGAAAAGATACCAGAGAAGACAAAGTTCTGTGGTCAACACATTCAGGATAAATAATCTTGGGATACATTAAATGAAAACACCTGTGAGTGTTTTAGTTTCAGTCATAGCATATTGGTTGGCTATATTTGGTGTGATGTTGGTACCAACATTTACTAATATATACTGGTTCAACCTCATCTGGTTAACTATGGTTATACCAAATGTTCTCCGTCTCATCGTAAACACGATTCCCCGCCTCGCGGTTGATCGTATCTTCTTCTTCGCGACAACTATGTTGTCTATGATAGCCATGTATTTCATTAACCGGATTTGGGATGCGTCTAAGTCGGCTGTGGAATCTACCCAAGATGACAGGAAAAAGAAGCAGATTTTAACCTTCTTGTTGATGTCGACTTTCGCCGGTGGCGCTCTTATAACATATTTTGCGGGTATTGATAATTCCATCTACAGTAACCTGGGATGGGAACGTTAAGGCTTAACTATGTAATCCTTCACAAAGTAAAAAACGACGGCCGCCACCACACCAGTGGAGGCAAGACCAACCATACTTCTACCCCCCTGTTCGTTAAGGAACTTGGGGATAGAGGTCGCCAACTTATCTTGGACTGGTTTGCTAATAGCGAGGGCGGTGCACGCCGCGACGATGGCGGCGGTCATTTGATCATCAGTGAGGTTGAGGGGATTCTTGCTTTCAACCTTGGTCTCCGCTGGTGGAGCATAACTTCCCTGGGGTTGGGGAGCAGTCATTTGGGGCATCATACCCTGCATTTTTGGCTCGTCCGTCATCATAGGGGGCTCCATCATAATATCATTAATTGGTGTAGAATCCATGGTCTCTTTATTTCCCTGAATATTATTTTCAGGGTGATTATTCACAAATGATGTAGTTGGATTGGTGTTGATTGGAACCATACCATCACCGTTGTCTGATAAATTCAATGTATTCACTTGGGGGGAAGCCATTTATTATATGGTACGGTTTTTGAAGAAAGTAAGAAACGCAATTATTTCCTTTTCGTAATTGTTAGGGCCGTTTTTTTGGTGGCCTTCTTGGCATCTTCCTCCTTCTGTTCAAGGTGCCGGGGGTTATACATCTTCTTATGGAGTCTCCACAATTCTGGTCCCCCAACCCTGAAGTTCTTCCTGAGTGTTGCCTTGTACCAGAATACACAATCTTGAATCTTGTTAGACTTTACTGTATTGTCTAACACGAGGCATTCGTAGTTTTCTGTACACGCGTCCATAACCTTACAGAACATATCGAAGGAGGGGAAGATACCAAAGAAGGACTTGTACAACTTTTCTCTATTTTGAATAATGTTTTCCCTGAGTATAAATACATAGTCGACATTGGCGCGAAGTGCCGGTGGAAGGTCCATTACGTACTGCATAGTCAACATGAAGAATATCTTCCAGTGACGTCCATTCATGAAGCACTGGCGGATACAGGTATCCTTCAAAAATTTAGAGTCGTACATACAGTCATCTAGAAGCATGAAGGCTCCACAGTTTTGTTTACCAGCACCCACCAATTTTCTCTGCCTGGCCATGACCCTCTCTATAGCATCTCTATCATAATCACCATAGACGAAGAGATCTGGAATGAATTCAGAATAAAAGTGATTACCTTCCTCTGTCCCCGAAAGGACAATCCCCGCTGGAAGGTGTTTTTTATGGTACATGATGTCTTTTACTAAAGTTGATTTACCCGTATTTCGCTTACCTATGAACACACAAACCCTGTCATCTGTGATCGTTTCAGGTTTGAATTTCCTCAACTGAAGGTTCATTCTAATGTAGTGTCTCGTTTTATTTCACAAAATTTTACTCATATAGAGTAGGAATGTCTGGTCGA